AGGCAATAAAAAACCCGCCTCAGCGGGTTGTTTGCCGAACCGGCTCTACGCGGTTCGTTTCCACATGTACACGGTCAGGTAAGGCGGCAAGTTGTTGTGCGCCTGGCCGCCGCCGGCATCGCCGGTGTTGGGTATGTCGTTCGGCTTGGTCGCACGCGTGCCGTCATCACCCGAGGCGTATACCGGGCCGGTGGTGCCGGACGGAACGTCCGAGCCCTGCGGCATGGCATGGGCGTGGACCGGCATTTCGGCGCTGCTCAGTACATGGCTGTACTCGCCGCCCGAACCACCAACCGAGAAGGCCCGCACATCGCCCCGGGCGTCGGTGCCGGTGCCTGCACCTATCAGCATGCGGCCGGGCGCCAAGGCCAACCAAGTACCGAAGCCGAACAGCATGGCGGGACTGGTGGCCACGCTCGCGTTCAGGTAGACCGACCCCACCGGATACACCACGTCCAGCATCGTCGGCTTGTTGCCGGTGTGGTACGGCTCGTTGCCCCCGTCAAAGGTCATGCGGCCATTGCCGGTGAAGCGGGCCACCTCGCGGCGGTCGACCAGCAGCACCACATCTGAGCCGTTCTCAGCGGTGCCGCCCGTGGCAAACAGACCGGTATCGCCATCATCGTCAAAGGCATAGCCGACCTCGCTGGCATTACCGCCAGGCAATCCCTTGGCCGTGCGCACACCTTTGGTGGCCTTCAGCAGCCCCGCCAGGGTGCCGCCCGACAGCGGTAGGTAGTCGCTCACCATCTTCTGGATTGCCCGCTTGAGCTGGTCGGTTTTGGTCTTGTCCAGGGCGATGCCGGCGCCGATCACCACGCTGGCGATTTCTTCCTGCACCATGTTCAACCATTCCGCCTTTATCGGCGTGGGTGGCGCCCCAGCGGATAAGCTGCCGTAACGAAACCCGCCGGCCGCCGACACCAGGTCAGTCCAACTTGAAATCCTGTGCATGCTACGTCCCCTCGAACCCAGCCACAGCGGCCGGTAACGTGTAATGAATGGCGTGGAAAAGCTCATCGACCTGGGCCGTAATCGCCTTGACCTGGGCGTGCCCGTAGCCGATCACCACGTCGGTGTACTCGGGCGCCTCCAGCTGCAGCCGGCAATCCAGGGACGCCACCTCAGCGGTGCCATAGGCCGCGAGCGGCGCCGACGCGATCCATGACCACGGCCAACCATCGCCGTAGAGATAATCGCCCGTGACCGCCACCCCGACCCGGGCCGGGCGAAACTCTTCGATTTCGATGGTCAGGCCGAGCCGCGTGGCCAAGCGCCGGTAATAGCTCAGCTGCGGCGCGCCGCTCGCGGTCAGCTTGTCGATGACCGCTTGCCGGCGCTCTTCCAGGGTCTGCGACCCCGGCACCGTGCAAGCATCGGGAAGGCCTAAATAGGCCTCCCAGTCCGGCAGCAGCACGGTGGCGGTGGCCGGGTTGGATTCCAGCAGCAGGGCTTCGGCATCGCCGTCGACCCGGGCCAGCTCGGGGGCCAGCGCGGCCAGCAGCTGCGCCCAGTCCGGCTGCTGCTCCAGGTCGAACGCCGGTCCGGGGGGCAGCAGTTGCTGCAGCGTCTGCAGGTAGTCCGCCTCGCGTGCGACCGTCATGGCGGTCACACCGTGCCGTCTGGCACTTCCGCTGGGTCAGTCTCCGGCTGCGGCGTTTCTACCGGCGCCTGTTCCAACTCAGCCACGCGGGCCTGCAGTGCCTGGTTGGCTTCCAGCGCTTGCTGCAGCTCGGCGCTGGTGGCCTGTTGTTGTTGCTCCAGCTCGATCACGCGGGCCTGCAGCACTTGATTGACCGCCAACGTATCAAGGGCTGCCGATTCGACGTATTGGCCCAGCAGTGCAAACGCCTCGGCATTGCCGGCGACCAAAGGCGTTGGTAACCCTTCCTTGGCGCCGAAGACTTCACCGTCACGGCGGAAGCGGGTAATGGTCATGTAATGGGCGCCATAGCTGCCGTCCTCTTGGACGCGCACGACGATTTCGTACAGGGAAGTTTGTTCACTGAATTCAGCCATAGTTAGCTCACTACTGTATCGGTGTTGAGAATTTTCCAAGCCGTCGTGTGCGACTTGCAGGTTTTGGTGCCGCCGGGGGCGTCTGTCACTTCGATCAGATAGCCGGGATAGAGCGCGGGATCAGGCATCGTTGCGGTGGTGTACTGGCCGATGCGCAAAGCCCCGCTCAGGCGCGCAGGCCCCGAAACGGTCAGCTTGTCCGAGCCGCTTTGTGTGGTGGTACCGATCCGCAGATCGCCGTTCATGTAGTTCGGCGCGTTGCCGGCGGCGTACACGTTCCAACGCTCATAGCCGGACTGCAGGGTTTGGTTTAGGCGCGCAGCACAGGCCATGGTGACGGCCGTGCTGGTCACCGAGTCCATGCGGAAGCCGTCGTGCTCCGTTACCGTCACATTGGCCCCCAGCCCGGGCGCGATTGACGTGAAGTTCGCCGTCAGTGCGACAACGGCGGGCGCTGCCTGGGCGGCCAAGTTCACCACCCCACCATAGGCGCTACAGAACGACACGACCCCGTAAGTACCCGCCGAGAACATGCCATACTGACTACCTGCGGCGGGTAACGCAGTCGGGGTGCCGCGCAGGTTGACCAAGAAGCGGTCAACCGGGGCGGCGCCGACGCCCAGGCTGCCCCCAAGCGTGAGGTTATCCAGCGGCATCTGCGCTACCGGCACCTTGCCCATGGCATCCAGCGCGGCGACGCCATTAGCCGCGCCGCGCTGGGTGCTGGCCAGCTTGCCGTCCAAAGCTCCCTGCAGGCCACTTACCGTGCTGATCGCTTGCGACCCGGTGTGCGTGGCACGGTCGCGCAACTGCGCGTCGGGTGCGTTGATCAGCTCCCAGGCCGTGCCGGTCGAACGGTAGGAGCGAATCCCGGTATACCCATCATCCGCATCAAGGATGTAGTTCGGGGTCAGGCTGGGGTCCGGCAGCGTGGCCACTGTGTACTGGCCCAAACGCATGGGACCGAACAGCGTCAGCTTGGTGATGAACGCCTCTCGCCAACGCTTGAGCAAGGCGCCCAGGTCAAAGCCGTTGTCCTCGCCGGGGTTGAACCCGTTGGTGAAAATCTCGGCCACCTTCACACCCACCTTGGACGTGGCATTGAGCGCGGCGTAGAACCAAATGCGGGTCGCGGCGGTGAACGCCGTGCTACCCCCGCCGACGATCACCAGGTTGGCGTCCTGCGTGCTGGTCTGCTGCAGCACCAGAATGTCGGCCTGGCTGCTGTCGCGGTGCGGCGTCAGGATACGGCCGAACACATCGCCATTCGCCACAAAGCCATTGCGCAGGTAAGCGCTGCGGGTGCCCAGCAGTTCGGTGGAGTTGACCTTAAGGTTCACCCAGTACGGCGCGAATTCTTTGGCCGACGTCCACACCACCACCAGAAAGGCTTCGTTGTTCTGGTTGAACACCTCGACCCGACTTGACGCTGGGAACTCAATCACCCCCATCGGCGCGATACTGACCGCCGACGAGTACCAGGTGAACCGTGGCATCTGCAGGTCGGCCATGTAACGCAGGATTTGCTGCAGGGTGGAAAACACCGCCCCGGTGAACGGGTCGTACATCCGCCCGTCAGGGCCGCGCGGGAAGATGCCCGTTAGTGCCCGGTCCATGCTGAACGGCGTGTAGGGTTCGCTAATGTCGGCATAGCTGGCACCCTGCGAGTCGTACTCGGTGACCAGCAAAATGCCGCCAGTGTCCGCGCCGGGGCTGCTCGGGCGCGCTGTCAGCAAGAGGTGGCTGATAGTGCCGTCCGGCCGCAGGCTCAGGCCTTCCGACTCCATTCGCACACAGTAATGACCCTCGGCCGCCAGTCGGTTGACCAGCTGATCAGCGCGTACCGTGCCGTACTCCAGCAGTGAGCCATCCAGCCCACAGGCGGCCACCCCCACGGCAGCCACCGGCATGGACACCGGCCCGTCTGTTTCAGGGATGTAGGAGCCACCCAGGCCGAATATCACCCGGCCACCCTGCAGCACCACGCCCTGAGATTTCGGCACGTAGTTGTAATGGGCGTTGGTCGGCAGCTGCCAACCGACAATGTTCTTGGCAACGTAGAATTCACTGCAGCGAACAAAGTTCTTGTCGTACACCAGCCAGCGGGTGCGGGAACCTTCCGTGCCCATGTCGACCTGCAGCTGCTCGATGATCCAGCGGCCACGGTCATAGGCGTACTGCAGGCCAACCCCGGTCAGGCCGGTGCTGACCCCCGCCACGGTGGCGCCGTTGGTGGGCAGCACGCTGATGTCGTATGCATGCAGCCCATCCGTGCCGGCCTTGTTGTACAGCCGGCGCACCCCATTCTCGGCAATGATCACCAAGCTTTCACCGCCCGGGGCGATTAGGAACCAACCGCCGTACGCGCCGTTGGGTTCGTACCAGGCAATAGCCGCTCGGCTGCCGTTGGCATACTTGATGTAGATCCGGCCTTGTTCGTCGTAGCAGTGGCCTTGAGGGTAGATATTGCCCTGGCTGGGGCTTCCAACCGACTGGAACGCCGACACGTAGTCGGGGAACAGCTGCGGCAACTCCAAGAACACCGATTTGCGAAACACCGCGTCGCGGGTGCGGCCCAGCACATCCACCGCCTGCTGGGCCTTGGTCATGTCCTCTGCGCTGGCCTTGGCGTCCAGGGCTTGCCGCTGCGCGGTGCTAACCGGCTTTTCGGTGTCCGAGGTGTTGTCGACCTTGCTAAGGCCCAGCGAGCCCTTGATCTGGCTTTCAGATTGAGCACCGAGCAGCGACCGGATAGGTGTGCTCCAGGCCGAAATGATCGCTTGGCGCATCCCTCGCAAGGTCTGCTTCTTGGTGCCTGCGCCCTGTACCGTCGGATACAGGTCATCCTCCGAACTTTCATTGGCAGGGTCCAATGCGGAGATCGGCTTGTAGTTTTCCATGGTTACTCCGTGAGCAGAGCGAAGCCGTCTTCGGTCGCAAGTTGTTTGCCGTCTTCCAGCAGAAGGGTGTTAAGCCAACTCATCGTCCCCAGCACCCCGACTTCATTGGCCGCCAACATCACATCGCTGGCCGGCTGGCTCATCACGTAGTCTTCTTCGGCGGGGGTATTGCTGATGGCCGCGCGGATATGGGAAATCCGCAGCACCTGCCCGGGGCCGCCCTCTTCCAGAATCAGGTCAGCCAGCGCCGCGCTGACCGATTCGCGCAGGGCGGTGCTGTCCGGCACCAGACGCATGTTGAAGTTGATCGGGCGACGGGCCGGCGCCAGTGCGTACACCTCGGCCGTGACAGGGCGCTTCTTCTCAAGATGCGCCTGCATTTCATCCACCTGGGCTTGCGTGGGGATGAAGTCGGGATCGCCGTCACGCACGAAGGCCAGGCCAAAGGTGCCAGGCCCCATCCAGCGGGGCAGCGCCCAGGCCCGGGTAACGCCAGGAATCTCCAAGGCCCATTCCACAAAGTCGTCACCGTTGCCGACCTTGCTGGGGTTCTTGAAGGCCGCTTGGACCCGCGCGCGCAGCTGCTCGGTTTCTTCCTGATCGGTACCGCCGACAATGCCGCCGTTACTGATAACCGCCGTCGAGTTGACCCCCAGCACCGGCCGGGTGGCCGTGAGGCTGCCGGCCTCGATGTTGCCCGAGCCCCCAACAGCCTCTGCCGCCAGCTTGAGGGTGGCGGACCCGCCGACGATCACGGCGGTTTCAGTCACCGCATACCGGCGCCCATCGCTGGACTGGTACACCACCCCGACGTCCACCAGCGCGCCGTTGGAGCCAGTGACCACCGCGCTGCCTTTGGCGGCCGTGGCATCGTTGGGGCCGCCTTCCAGACGCCACTGCGCCCAGCGCCGCAGCATCTCATCGCCACAGGTGGCCGGGCTCGACTGCAGGGCAATCCAGCGCAGGTACCCATACAGCTCAAACGCCGTACCACTCAGCGCACGGGCCGCCACCTTGGCATCAGACCGGCGCAGGGCATCCGGGGCGTTACGCTCAAAATCGGCTTCGGTGCGGGCGATCAGCGCGGGTAACGTGGGGATTTCATACGGCATTGATCAAGCTCCAAGTGTCCTCAAAAGCCAGCTTCAAGGTTTCGCCGTTGGCCTCGGTCAGCACCACCTGCAGGTTGACCCGCTCGATGCCTTGCCGCTCGACCGTGACCGTAACGGCCGTCACGATTCCATCGTCGGTCATCCAGCGCAGCGCTTCTTCGGCGTAGTCGCGGGCGTCCTTGAGGGTGTCCGGGGTAATGGTGCGGCGGCGCAACAGCCACAGCCGGGATCCGATCTGATCGCCCACCACCGTAGGCGCGCAGTCGCCCCACCAGCCCTGCAGGTCAGCGTCATCCACGGGGTCGTCTGCAGCGGCCCGAC